GGTTCCGCAGCGCCGAGAATAGATTCTGCAAATAAGAATGATTCTCATTTTCGTTAATGGCTGTTCTAATTTGAGTACAAATAATCCTTTTATTTTTTAATTGGTAATAAGAATCATTCTTATTTGGTAATAAGAATCATTCTTATTTGTTAGTCAGTAGTGAGAATGATTATCAAATGCAAATGAGAATCATTCTCACTTAGATTTAAGAGTAGCTTATGGGAAGAATATTAAATCGAGCTGAGCTTGGTGAATTTTTGGGCGTCTCTCTGATCACGATTGATCAAAAGCGGCGTGATGGCATGCCATATATACAAGAAGGAAGTCATGGCGTAGCCTGGCAGTATGATTCTGAGCAGGTGATAGAGTGGGAAAAAGACAAGGCTATTCAGCGGGCTACTGGGAATACGCGGCATTCCGACAAGGCGGAGCTTCAGCTCCGTCGATTAGCTGCAGAAACGACCATAGTTGAGATCGAAGCTGCCAAAAAAACGGGAGAAGTGGCTGATCTCGCGATCATGGAAAGGGAGTGGTCGAATTCGCTGGCTGAATTCCGGTCCCGAGCGCTACAAGTACCGGGAAGATGTGGACCTGCGCTCGTCGGACTGACAGATGAGCGTCAGATCAAAGATATCATCAAGGATGAAATAAAGGAAGCACTAAGAGGTCTTGGCGGAGAGGAAGAAGGCAATGCAACTGAATAATGTGGAAATTGATTTCTCGAATCTGGGCGGCGTGCGCGAAGCAATAAAGCGATCTCGATTATATCTAGTCCCTGCGCCGGATAAATTGCCGAGTGAATATGCCGAGGAAAATTATCGCATTCCGGATACCAATGCGTTGCCAGGTCCTTTTCGCTTCCGCAATGCGCCCTACCAGCGTGAGCCGCTCAACATGACGGTGAATCCGGATGTCGAGATCATCACACTGATGTGGGGAGCGCAGACGGGTAAGACGCAAGTGCAGTTGATGTCGATTGGCTACAATGTGGGCCATCAGCCTCAAAATCAGATATTGATGCAGCCGACAGAGACGGATCTTACCACGTGGTTGGTGACAAAACTTGATCCGATGATTGAAACGAATGATGTATTGCGCCGGGTAATCGCCAAGCCTAGGGGCAGGGAGGGCGTTAATAATCAAAAAATGAAGCAATACATTGGCGGAACGCTGATGTTCTCTTGGTCTGGATCATTATCGACATTAAGGGGTCGGAGTGCGCCAAAGCTGTATTGCGATGAAATAGATGCTTATGAAAAAACTAAAGAAGGATCGCAGGTATCTATAATCTCAGAGCGTAACTCGACATTTGGCGATGAGCGCCTGTTATTTTTGACGAGTACGCCAACAGATAAGGGATTTTCAGAGATTGAGAGCCATTATCAGCAAGGTGATGGTCGACGATGGTTTATCCGCTGCCCGAGTTGTAGTTTCTTTCAATATTTCAAATGGGGTCAGGTTAAATGGTCATCTAAAAAAGACGGGACTCCGATAGAGGACACGGTCAAGTATGAGTGCGAGCATTGTTCCAAGGCGATGGATGACCCAAAGCGGGTAGCAGCATCGAGAGATGGAGAGTGGGTGGCTGAGCGCGAATTCAACGGTCATCCATCATATCACTTGCCGACGATGGCAAGCTTATTCATCCGGCTAAAGGATCTGGCGAAGGAATTCATTCGGCGTAAGCGTAAGGGTGATCTACAAACATTTGTGAACACCAAGCTTGCTGAGGCATCAGATAGGATTGAGTTGGAGGTGGTCGGATATAATCGAGACGAAGAATCATGGGCTGTAGACTACATAATTCTGCCTGGCGATCCAACACAAGACGAAGTATTTAATGATCTCAAGGATGTCTTGAAGTCGACATACAAGCATGAATCTGGAGCAGAGATCCCTATTTTGCACACTTTTTTGGATGCTGGTTATTTACCCAAACGTGTCAGAGATTTTTGCAATAAGGAGGGCGCACACGTAACGCCAATATTGGGTCGTGCCGGATCGAAAGTTCCTATTATAGCAAACCCAAAAAAACGTTCGAGAGTTACACGGGCCAATCGTGCAAAAGCGCGCAAAAGTGAGATAGTCGGCGTGGACGAAGCCAAGACAATTTTTTATAAGCGGCTGCAAATCACAAAGCCAGGCCCCGGTTATTGTCATTTCCCTGAAGATCGTGACGAAGAGTATTTCTTGCAGCTCTTATCGGAGCGACTGAAAACGAAATATGTCGGCGGAAGGGCGACAAAAGAGTGGGTCAAGGAGCGATCGAGAAATGAGGCATTGGATTGTCGAAATTATGCTTATGCTGCATTTTTATTTTACGGCCCTGACAACCTCAAAGAGATTGTTTTTGAGGAGAAAGGCAAAACTAAAACTGATTTAGAATTATTTAAGGTATTCTGATATGGATAAGAATGAATTTCGTCAGGCAGTAAAGCGCAATGGCCTTACTTGTGATGAATTTGCTGACTTGGTAGGCCGTGATAAGAATACGATTTATCGATTTGGCGATAAACAGTCGGTTCCCTACTATGCCCGCGTGGTACTTCGCTTGCTAGATGAGCGCGGGGGGGCGGGTGGATTACGTATAGAAAAGGCGGAAGATAAGCAAAAAATCGTCAAAATGACTAAAAAATCAGTCAAAATGACTGATTTTGGGTAGCGAATTTTTTGTATACTTATCGTCATGGCAGGAATTACAGCAGCTATGGCGCAAACGCAGCTTGATCATTGGATCAGCATATCAACATCTATTGGCGCCAATAAATCAGTCACTATTGATGATCGGGTGTTTACCAAGCACGATCTTAGCCAGGTAACTGAACAAATCGATTATTGGAATCGAATGCTTTGTCGCCTTAGCCGCGGTTCCGGCGTCTCGCTAAGCCGGATCATCGTCAATGATTGAGCCCACTTTACTTGATCGTATTATTGGCACGATAAGCCCGAAAGCGGGTATTCGGCGCCTCAAGAATAGGCAGGTATTTGAGGCGCTGGGTGGCGGCTATACGGGTGCGCAACGAACTAGAGACTCGCTTATCGGCTGGAATGTTTCTAAGGGCGATGCGGCTTCGGATATTTTGCCAGATCTGCCCTCATTGCGGGAAAGTAATCGCGATCTGAGTAGGAATAATCCGATTGGCAGGGCGGCGACACTGGCAAAGACGACGCACACTGTCGGGACTGGGCTTAAGCTCAACGCGGCATTGAATCGCGATATATTGACGATGAGCGATGATCAGGCCGATGAATGGGAAGCTGTGGCAGAACAGAGATTTTCGGCCTGGTGGAATTCAGATCGAAGTGATATTGAGCGATCGATATCAGGCGGCGAGCATCAATTGCTTGCCTATTCTAGCTTTTTAGAGAATGGCGATCATTTTATTGTCTTGGGGCAACATAAAAATTCAGCATTGTCTAATCCTCTGGCGCACACCCTGGATCGTCGCATGCTACATCGCAGGAATGGCAATCGATCCTTATGCGAGGTTCAGAGACTGATCGGCCGCTAATCGTTCATTTATTCGATAAGCGTCGCGCGGGACAGCCCAGAGGGGTGCCGCATCTTTCGCCGGTTATTGAGATAATCAAGCAATTGGGGCGCTACACGGATGCGGAAATTGATGCGGCTGTAAAGACGGCGCTTTTTTCGCTGATCGTCAAGACGGAGACCGGCGAGGGCTTGGCAGGCCTTAATTACGGGGATTGGAAAGAAACCAGAAAGGAGTTCTACAATCAGTCGCCGATCAATATGAAGGAGGGGAGTAGCGCAGCGATTGGCCTGTTCCCGGATGACGATGTCCTGCCATTTAATCCCGAGCGTCCTAACTCGGGGGCTGAACCCTTTATTAGCGCTTTGCTGCAACAGGTTGGTATGGCGATTGGTGTGCCCTATGAGGTTTTAATTGGCCTATATGCTTCTTCCTGGTCAGCATCACAAGCCGCTCTCATGCAAATGTGGAAGACGGTTATGCTAGATCGGGAGATGATCAATCGAAGAATGATGTCAGTCATTTACGATACTTGGTTATCCTTTGAGATTGCTGCTGGTGATATTCAGGCGCCTGGCTTTTTTGATGACTTATTGATCCGGTCAGCATATACAGGTTCCAATTGGATTGGTGATGCCAAGGGCCACATCAATGAGCAACAACAGGTAGCGGCTGCAAGAGATCGTGTTGCTTTTGGATTCTCTACGATGAAGCGTGAGACGTCTTCATTGACGGGAGAGGACTGGGACAAGGTGAGACGACAGAGAGAGCGCGAGATAAGATTGTCGCCGAATGTTGCAAATAGTTCTGATTCTAATTTAGGTTCAGAAGATGAGAATGATAACGATGATGAGAATGAAGATATGATGGATTTGGCTAATGGCTAAACTAATCAAAAAGAAGAAGAAATATCCATTGATAATGGGCGCTATTCAATCATCGAAATGGTTAATTGCTGAGGATGCGCTAAAAGATATCGTTGCGATTGCGCAGAGAGCGAATAATGAAACTCCAGAAATGCTTTCCGAGCGGCTTGGCAGGCCGCTGGAAAATACACAAGGGGTAACTGTAATCGACAGGACTGCAGTTATCGATTTAACTGGGCCGATATTTAGGTACGCAAATCTATTTACTGCAATTAGCGGTGGCGCATCAATCGAGAGTTTCATGAAAGATTTTTCTGAGATTCAGGAAAATTCTGCCATTGACAACGTCATATTGAATATTGGATCTCCGGGTGGACAAGGCGATGGAATTGCGGATGCGGCCAGCATCATTAGAAATTCGCAAAAGCCAGTAGTCGCATACATCGAGGCTAATGCACAAAGTGCAGCTTTGTGGTTGGCGGCCGCTGCTGATGAGATCGTCATTAGCCGTGCGGCAATGATGGGCAGTGTTGGCGTTGTTGTGACACTGAATAACAATAAAGAAGACGGGAGGATAGAGTTGGTTAGCTCGCAATCCCCGGAAAAGAGACCGAATTTCGATACAAATGATGGTATTCAGGTCGTGCAAACAATTGTCGATGATTTGGCTCAAGTGTTCATTGACGATGTGGCTTCGCTGCGAAACATCAGCGTTGAATCTGTTCTGTTATGGAAAGGCGGCACGCTCGTCGGTAGGAAAGCGGTTGCTGCAGGAATGGCGGATAGAATAGGTGATTTTGAAAGTGTGTTAGCCGGATTTTCTGCCGGTAAAAGTGAAACTAGAGGAGTTATCGCGATGAGCGAGAAAGAGAAAGAAAAGTCCTCGCCGGAGATTACGCAAGAATTGATTGCGGGTGACTATCCGGCGATTGCAAACGCCTTCCGGAATGAGGGGGCGGTCAGTGAGCGCGCAAGGATCAAAGCTGTTGAAGATCAACTGATGGTTGGTCACGAGGAGTTGATCGGCGAGCTTAAGTATGACGGATCAACGACTGGCCCGGAAGCAGCTGTGGCCGTATTGCAGGCTGAAAAGAGCAAAGTAAAAAACATGGGCGAAAAGATGCGCTCAGAGGCTCCTAATCCTGCATCATTAGAAAAAGAAAAGGATAAGAATAGCAATGGCATTGATCCTAATTTGCCGTTAGATGTGCGCGCAAAAAGTGAATGGGATACAGATGGTAAATTGCGTGATGAATTTACTGACTTTGATACATACATGGCTTACAAAAAGGCTGAGGAATCAGGCCGCATTCGTCGGATTGGAGGTGACAAATAATGGCTACGTTAACTGATGATGCGATCAGAGATTATCAGATTGCTGAACGGGAAGACTATCCTGTTGTTGCTGACGATACCATCTATGAAGGTGCAGCAGTAGGTGAGGATGCGAGCGGTTATGCGCGACCTTTGGTTGCGGGTGACATTTTCCTAGGGTTTGCTGTCGAGAAAGTAGACAACGCGGGCGGTGCTGCTGGTGACATTAACGTCAAGGTCCGGTCTAAAGGACGCGTCAAGATTAGTGTTGATGGCGTGACGGATGTGACTGCTAATGATCGTGCGGCTGTATATGCGAGTGATGATGATACATTTACGCTGACATCGGCCAGCAATAGTTTGATCGGTTATATCTCTCGCTGGGATTCTGGGGCAATTTGTATCGTTGAGTTTGATGCGCTGGCAGCTCAAGCTGCGTTGCAAGTATAAGGTTGGGGAGGCAATAAAATGGGTGCACAAACACTTTCTAGCCGTGCGATTATCGGCGAATTTTATCGGACGCTTGAACAGGATGAGGGTCAGAGTTGGGTTCCTAGCTTGTCAATGTTGTTCACATCGGATCAAGACTCCGAAACTTACCCGTGGATCGGTCAATCACCTGCTATGCGGGAATGGATTGGTGGGCGACATGCCAAGGGGTTTAATGAGAATGGTATTTCTATCAAGAACAAACATTACGAGGCGACGCTTGAAGTTTTGGTCAAAGATATGCGGCGCGACAAGACGGGGCAGGTCCTGACGCGGGTACAAGAACTGGCTCAGCGTACTAATGCGCATTGGGCGTCATTGCTATCTACGCTGATTGTCAATGCAGAATCGACTGTCTGCTATGATGGACAGTTCTTCTTTGACACAGATCATCAAGAGCAAGATAGCGGCGTACAGTCCAATGATATCAGCGTGACAATTGCTAATGTTCCTGCTGGTGTTCACGGTTCCACAACGAGACCATCGGTGGAGGAAATGCAGCATTCGGTGATACAGGGTATTCAATCGATTTATTCATTTAAGGATAACGAAGGTGAGCCAATGAATGAACTGGCGAGCAATTTTCTGGTCATGACACCGCCCCCCTTGTGGCAATTGGCTAGTTCGGCATTCAATCGCCAGCAAACTGATATAAATCAACTAGTTCCGGCAAATTTGAACATATCAGTGGTAACGAATGCGCGACTAACATCGTGGACAGATAAGTTCGCTATTTTTCGCACTGATGGGAGTGTCAAGCCATTCATTCGCCAGCAGGAAACGCCTGTTGACCTGAAAGCGAAGGCTGAAGGGTCGGAGTTCGAATTTGATAACGATGCCCACCAATACGGTGTAGACACTTGGCGCAACGTGGGCTATGGGTATTGGCAACATGCTTGTCTGGTGACGATGGTCTGATTGGGGCTGATTTGCGGGCTGAAATATGCCCGCATTTTTTATCAATCATGTTTACATTTACGCTTAAGAATGTATTAAAAAAGTCATTACATAGGACTTTTGAAAATACTGACTTTACTGGTGAGCAATCATTATTTATGGGATTACCGTCATCATTGGATGGCATTGTTGGTGATCCATTTAACTATACATTAGTAGTATTTGGTGGATCTACACCATACATATTTTCTATATTTTCTGGGTCATTACCTGCAGGGTTATCATTAAATTCCTCAACTGGAGAGATAACAGGTACACCTACGATCATAGAGATTCAATCTATTACATTTAGAGTTACAGATAATGATAGCAATACATTTGATGCTTTGACTAGCCTCTCAGTAACAGGGTCAGTTAGTATTGATAATATCTTACTTGAAACTGGTGATAATATTTTACTTGAAACTGGCGATTTAATTTTGTTGGAATAAACTATGGTTGATACAAAAATTACAGATCTGACAGCCGCAACTGATACTGATGAAACTGATGTCTTGTCAGGGGTAGATGTAAGCGCAGTATTGAACAAAAAGTTCTCGCTTTCTGCAATAGCAAAACATATTAATACAAGAAGCAGTGTATTTAATGTTTTAGATTATGGTGCAGATGGCGGTGGTGGCGACCAAACAAGTGAAATACAGTCTGCAATTGATGCAGCGGAAGCTGTTGGCGGCGGTTCTGTTATTATAAATTCAGGTGATTATAATATCACATCCTCACTGACTATACAAAATAACGATATTGCTATTTATATTGATGCAGGGGCTACAATAACAGCAGATTCAACTTTTTCTCCTAATTCTACTGGAATGTTTCATATTGGTGATGGATCTACAGCTTATTCTGGTATTTTTATTTATGGTTATGGCACTTTAGATGGAAATGATGAAACAATTTATGGAATTTATGGATCTGGCCCATTAACAAATATAAGAATTGATGGTCTTAATATAACAAATACTGGAATAATGGCAATTCTAATTGATGGTCTAGATTATTCAACTGAATCTAAAGATATCTTTATGACTAATTTGAATATTTATGACGTTTATGAAGGCCCTCAGATTAGATATTGTAGAAGATCGATATTTTCTAATAATAAAGTAGATGTTGTTACTGGAACACAAGATTGCTTTGAGACTGTCAATTGTTTTAATGTAAACATAAGTGATAATATTTTTAAAGATCCAGGATCTGGAAATGCCTGTGTTGATATTTTTGATGTAAATTCAAATATATCAATATCAGGAAATGTATTTATATCTTCTGATGATGCATCAAATACTAGAGGGATAACAATAGGCTCAGGTGCAGTTAATTCAGCAAATTTTACAACTAACTTTGCTATTAATAATAAACTTACATCTACTTCTCATGGGTTGTCTAATGGACATATGGTGAGAGTTGACTCTACTAATACATTGCCTGCAGGAATGATAGGGTATACAGATTATTTTATTATTAATTCTACTACAAATGATTTTGAAATATCCTCAACTCCAGGTGGAACATCGATTACATTAACTAGTGATGGTACTGGAACTCATAATTTCAGACAAGTTGATGTTTCAAATTGTTCTATATCTGGCAACGTGTTTCAAGGTAATTTTAACGCATCAGTTGTAATCGCAAATAAAAATGAAGCTGTAAGTATAGTAGGCAATCAATTTAATGGCGCTGGTGGATCGTCTCCATCATGGATAAATTTCCAGGGCGGAGGAATGTGTGCAAATAATGTATTTACAAGCTCATCTGGCGCAGGTACTAATTACGGCATAAGAATACAATCTGCCGGAGACCCTGTATTATTATATAATAATATTATAGGTGCATCTATAACTTATTGTGTTTACATACAAGCTAATGCATCTAGAGGAAGACACACGATAAGCGGAAATAATTTTGTTACTAGTGCAGATAATTTTAGGCTAATCGGACATTCATCTGCCTCTACTGTTGATTATTTATGTGAGAATAATAGTTTTGGTGATATAACTGATAATACAACTGCTCAAGTTTCCATCTTAAATATGGATCAACTTACATCGGCAACAATAAGAAATAATTCAGGTGTAAAAACAGAAGCCAATGGGACTGCCACCATATCAAATGGCTCAACATCAACAGGCAATGTTGCTCATGACTTAGGCAATCAGTATGGATCTACGAATTACAATCTTACTCCTACAAAAGTAACAGCCACGCCTATAGAGGATATGGGATCTGCAACTAAATTCTGGATAACTTTCGATAATAATAATATTGTAATTAATGTTGATCAAAATCCAGGGCAAGATGTAGATTTTCAATGGACTGCAGTTGCGTTACAATAGGAGAAATGGAAAAGCAAGATTCTTTTATTAGTAAAAAGGCAGTTTATGAATCTATAACTAGTATAGGGAAGCCCGTTCTTATTGCAGCAATGACTAGCATATTTGCTGCTGTATTTAATGCTTATCTTATAATACATAATCTTGAGTCTGACTATAAAAGACAAGAAAAATTGGTAAAAGATAATAGAAATGTGATAACTGAGTTATTGATAACATCTACCAAAAGCATGGAAAATAATAAATTCATGTCGATGAGAGTTAGCGGATGTGAGATGCGGCTGCTAGAAGTAGAGAGAAAGACATATGACAATAGATAGCAAAATGGATGATAGAACAGCCAAGAATATCTATCCATGTCATCCAGACATAAAGAGGCTTGTTGGTGCTTGCTATGCCAATAGTCCGTATCCATTTAAAGTTACGGAAGGAATGCGATCTGCCGGACGTCAAGAGAAGTTAATTAAAGAAGGCAAAAGTAAAACAAGAAATAGCAGACATCTAACTGGCCATGCATTTGACATAGCGATTTTTCCGTATGGAAGCGATGTGTCATGGGATTACGAAAAATATGAGCTAGTTGCCGAGCACATAAAGTCGATGGCGAAAAAGCTAGACATACCCATTGAATGGGGAGGCGATTGGAAGAAATGGATACCAGGGAAGAAGGATGGTACTCATTTCCAGTTATCATGGCAAACGCATCCTCTAGGAAACCAAAAGCCAAAGACCATTGCGTCATCAAAGACGGTGATATCTGCTGGCACCGTGTCTTTGGCATCTGTTGCCCCTCAAGTTATAGATGTACTTGATAAGGGTTCAGAGGTATCAGAAAAAGCTGGAAATTATGATTGGGCAATCATATTAATTATTACTTTATTGTGTTGCTTTATCGTATATGAACGTGTAAAAAAGATAAAGGTTGAAGGATTATGATAACTATATTATCAGAAATACTCGGGTCATTTTATCCGGTAATAGCAGGAATTGCCATTACTCTACTTGCTCTTTTCGGCATAAATCTAAATGCCAAAAGAACAGCAGAACGTGAATTATCCGGTGAGATCAGAGCAAGGATAATGGAGAGCCTAGGTGATGCGAAAGAGATTGATGATGATAGTATTTCTCTCACTGATGATGATGTTCGCGACAGGATGCGCGACAAGGGGTGGATTCGTGAGTGACTATTGCCTGTTATCATCAGTTATAATCGCTAGTGAAAATGATACGCATGACACAATAAGGCAAATATTCATTCATAATGAGCGATATCAGAAAATTTGCGGTGATTGATGGTCATATCCTACATTGATAGGATACAAAAATTAAAAATAGGAGAAAAGAGTAAGAGAGTAATATATAGAATTTTGATAGGCTTTATTATATACTTATTGTCTTACGTTAGAAAAAAAATATTTAAATATTCAGGCGCTAAAGAAAATAATTGTTCTATTTACGAATGCGAATTGACGATGAGGACATTAGGTAGAATTGAGGCATATCGAGAGATGGAAGTTGAGCTTGAAGAAAGTCTACAAAGATGTCGGATATCTTTGGGAAATGAGGTAGACAATTGACGTTTGAGTATTCAGATGAGCTTGCAATGACCAGGGAAATATATGCAGAATCTGGCCACTTGGTAGCCTATACGTCACAAGTTGATGGTGTGCTTCCTGATATTATTATGGTTCCATTTAATCGTGAAGAGCTTTTCCCGTCAGAATTCGGACAAGCAGGAATTAGTGAGCGAGACGAAAAATATCGTGCAATAAGAGAGGATATACAAAATCCTAGACGTGGAGATACATTCATAGACAAGGACGGCAATACATTTACTGTTGATTCAATTGATCAGATAAATGCAATAGAATGGAAGATGGAAACAAGTAGAAATGGCTGATCCTATATCATTGCAAATACTAAAAGCATTAGAAATAAGATGTCAATCTATACTTATTTCTAATGGGTTTAATACTGATGCTGGCAACCAAGTATACCTTGGCAAGAGACAGGTAAATCCAGACGAAGTAGAGAGTGGGCCTGTTTTGTTATTATTTGATGAATCTGATGAAATAGACACGGAACAGGTAACGACATGCATCAAATATGTAGTTGCTATGGATGTAACGATTCAAGTGCATATGGAATATGATGCGAATGATCATACGGAATTATTGCACAAATTAGTACAAGATATAAAAAAAGCAATATTCAACGCAATAAACCCACTTGACGGAATGCCATCTAATTGCCTGTCAATTATGCCTGGCAATAGAAGAGTGATATATCCGAGTAATGGCGGAGATGTTCTTGCTGCTAGGCAAGGCGTGCAAATTCAATATGTAGAGGATTATGGTAATCCTTAGCGAGGTGGAAAGAGATGACTGTACAAGTTGGGAATAATCTTACTGCATATGTTGCATCGACATATGGCACACCGATCACGGTGACGGCGCTAACGAAGGCAGACCCAGGTGTGGCTACTGCAACAGCGCATGGCCTTACGGATGGCGATGTTGGTATTTTTGCTATCACTGATGGCATGTCGCAACTTGACACCCAGGTTGTTCGTATCGCGAATTCAGATGCAAATTCGTTCGAGTTGGAGGGTTTGGATACTACAAATTATAGCACGTGGAACACCGGTACTTTCACCGAGATAACAGTGTGGAATACGCTATGCCTGATGACATCGTACAGTGTTGCTAATGCAGCGCCAACAGAGATTGATGCAACGACTACGTGTGATATTGTTGCCAAGATTCGCTTCGGCATTCCGGGTCAGAAATCAGGAACATTGTCGATTCAGCATGATCCTGGAGTTGCAGCTATGCAAACTCTGCTGGATGCATCGACATCTACGGTCATTCCAATCTACTTTGAATATCCTAATACTGTAACTCGTTATTTTGGCGCTTATACAGCTTATGGTGGTGGTTTTGCGGGTGGTGTAAACACGCTAGAAACTGGCGAGATACCGATCACTGTTCCGGCGGAGATTATTCAATACACGACGTAAGGTAAGAGCATGGGTAATGGCGTTACAGGGATCTTGGCAAAAATAAGAGCAGCTCGGCAGCAACGGACGAAGAGTGGTCTGGCATGCCTATCGATGACAATGGAAAGATTGTCACCGGTAGGGAGCAGATGTTCTACCTTGTTAAGACATATGTGATTGGGTGGGATGAGGTAAAACACAGTGATCTTGTCAATGATGGCCTCGATGAGAAGGTAAGAGCATGGGTAATGACGTTACAGGGATCTTGGCAAAAATAAGAGCAGCTCGGCAGTTTACCGAGACTTTGCCGAATGGGTGGAAAATAAAGTTAAGGCGTCCAACGGACGAAGAGTGGTCTGGCATGCC